AGCGGTGTAGATAAGGCTAAGCAGCAGAGCAGACGCTGTTGCTCTCATTGGCTAAAGGTACTGGTGGAGTCGATAACAGTTTCGGTAATAGTCTCGCGATCAATTATGACCTTTTCAATCAGGCCTGGTGTGTTAAGTGTCTCGATGAACTGAAACGAGGCACCGGGAACTGATTGCTTCCAAGTGGAACGACTAGAGAGGTTGATCTTGTTGCCGCTGATCGATGGACTAACGACACCACTAGTTGGCTCAACACCTGTGCCGCTAACGGTGTACTCAAACCCACTGCGATAAGACTCGGACACGATTGACTCCTTGACAATCGTTTTCGACTCCGTGTGAGACGAAACCACGCCCTGACTGAAGTTAGGCACAACCGGCACTGCAACTGCAGGTGAGGGCAGAAGCAGCAGCAGAATAATGAGCCGTCTAGCGCATTTGGAGTTCACTAATCACCTGTCCTATTGCACTAGTGTTCGCCCCACCAGCGGTCACCGTAACTGCTCCAGCAGTAGTAATGGTGCCAGCCAGAGTACCTGCAGTTCCAGCAGCGGTAGAGGTGACATCACCGAAAGCAGGAACCTCACCGACTGTTGGAGCGGAGGTTGGGATGGTGTCTCCAACGGTGTAGCTGTTGGCAAAGCTGAAGGAGTTACCGCTGGTCGCTTGTGAAGCGGTAACGGTGGTCAACGCCCCAACGCCATTAGTGTGAGCACCTAGACCGCCAACAACACCAGCAGTAGACCCGTCAGTGGTGCTGACGCCTGAACCGCTAATGCTGTAGCTATTGCCGACGCGAATAGCGCGAGTAGAAGCACCGCCAACCTCCAACTGCACTGAGCTTTGGATTTTGTGCGTTAAATCAGCATGAGCAGGCAAAGCGGCCGCCAATGTGATTCCCAATACCAAAAATGCGCGGGTCATTTGATGCCGGTTTTGGAATCTTTGTTCTCAACGATAACGCTCTTCTCTTCTTTCTTCTTCTGGCCGTTACGGCCTACAGAAAGGCCATAGCTGGCAGCAGTCGAGCTGAGCAACGATGCGCTGAAAGTCACGTCAATCGACTGCTTGAAAATGCCCAGGTAATTAGCGGTAATCACGCCCATAGCCCAAACCATGATCGTCAGTCGGACAAAGTCTCCAAGCCATCCATTGCTGTGATCTTCCTGCTCCTCAGACTTTGTCTCCTTAGTCTCTGCCATGATTGAGCGAGTGTTAGAGGCGGGTCATGGTTGAAGTCTGGGCTGCCGTTGCAGGCGCGTCAATCACAGTTGCTGGTGTCGGAGTTTCAGGCATCAATCGTCAGGCTCGAAACGGCCAAGACTCGCTGATTCGACTAACGGCTGCAGTAGACAACTTGTCTGGTCGCTTGGACATCCTCCATAACGACATCAAGACCAAAGACATGGAAGTGTTTGCCAGGCTCAATGAGCTAGAGCGTTCAGTGGCACGACTG